CTCGAGATCAGAGATGCCTTTTGCTTTAAGATCGTGGAAAGTGAAATCAATCGACAGGTGAGGGTATTTAGCCTAGGCTGCCAGCTTTGCCTCACGCCAGCGCGAGTTAAAACCATCACGGGTGTATTTGCTTCCACTGGGCTGATGGATAAGAAACAGACTCCTTATGCCTGGTTTTAGAGGCAGTGCGCGCGCCAGCGAAACCGCTGCGCGTAAACGGGGTGTCCATGCTTTGATCTGCTTCACGCCAGTTTTACCCTGGCGGATAAATATCCCCATATCGCTAATCTGCTCTTCACTTAAAGACAGGACATCGCTTTGCCTGGCAACGCATAAATAAGCGATTTCCATTGCAGCTCTGACCACATCAGCCCCAACCTCATACACTGCATTATATTCTTCATCCGTCACATAGCGCTCGCGTGATACTTCCTTGAATTGCTTAACCCCCTGACATGGGTTTCTTTCTACATATCCGCGTTCGTAGCCCCAACGAAATACCCGTGAAAGGAAACTCTTTTCCCTGTTTGCCTGCGTTCGACTGGAAATACCACGCTGATCCATATAACGCCGAATGTGCTCGGGCTTTATTTTATTGGGGTCTGATTTGCCAAAAACGGGTAATACCTTACCCGAATATTTCGTGTAATCCTTTCTGGTTTCCGGTGACAAATCCATAAAGTCGGGGGAGGCCATAAACATATCTGCGAGGTTTTGGAATGTATTTTTCCTGACTTCTTCGCCCACGGCTTTTTCATACGCCAGCCATACCGATGCTTGCGTTTCGTTAAGAGCGCACAGGCGAACGGCTTTGTTATCTTTAGTCCGAAATTCATAAGCAGCTTTGCCGCGATATACACGCGGTGGCATCCAGCTGTCAGCGGGGTTTTTACGCTTTCCGGCCATCCACTACGGCTCCGACGTCTGGTTCTTCATCCTCGCGCACCGGCGTGACTTCCTGGCTTCGGTATTTCATGTGGTTCATGAAATTCCCACATGTTGTTTTAGGGTGGCCGTCCGCTCTTTCCATAAAGAATATCCCGGCTCGACGCAGAGCGTCGCACTGTTTTGATTTAAGCGGAGTCCCCGTCAGTTCTATCATCTCTTCTCGGGTGATAATGTCGTGATCGTGTCTCATGATCTTTCCTCAACATGCGGTATATCGCATCGTCAGCGTCTCTACAGGCACGCTCTATATCCGACCTGGTCAGGGTCTTCTTTCGTACGCTCGCTGATAATTTTCCGATCTTGGTATCAAAGTCTGAGAGCAGAATTGCTCCGGGTTGCCAGTGCAGCATTGCGGCCTCCATTAGGTGTTTGAGGCCACTATGCTATCGGCTGAGAGGGATTAATTCTGATTACGCTTAATCAGGTTATCTTTCAGAAACGCGCCTTTCTCTCGTGTAACCTTGACGTTCTCCGGAAGATGCAACCCCAACTCACTGCGGCTACGCGCTTCGATGATCCCGTTTGTTCCATCAGGAAACACCACGTGTACCGCATCACCTCTTTTGAGAGTCAGTTTAAGCATAATTAGCGCACCTGTAATGAACGTTCACCGACTTCAAGATGCGCGCCCGGTACCGGATTGAGCAATTCCTCTGGTACCTCGCCGCCATCAGCCTTGATTTGTGCAGCTGCGGCTGCAGCTTCCTCTATCCTTTCTTTGATAGCCTTTTTGTCAGGGGCGATTACCGTCTGGACTGTGACCACTTCATCAGGTAATGCATCAACATTATCAACCACCACGCTTACTGCACTCTGACGAGCAGTGAAGGTATTCCTGGGCGTTTTTAGCTTATCCAACCCAGCACCTAACAGGCATGACAGGATATATTTACGCAGTTGCTTGTCTTTATTTTCGAAAGATTTTTTGCGCTCAGCCAGACGCTTCAATTCTTCGTCGCAGGTTTTCGCATTACCCAGGTTATTTCGTGCCACCACCATAACGGCATCGAGACGATCAGCTAGTTCACCTTCAATCCCTTCAAGGGTATCGGCGATCATTTCCGGCGTCAGTTCCTCGGATGTTTCCAACAGGTTCAACAAGCTGGAGTAGTCTTTTGCTAATGAGATTGCGGTTACGTTGCTCATGCTGTTTTCTCCTGGGCTTTGTTAAGTTCTTTCAGGCGTTCATCTTTAATGGTGGTCAGGCGGCGCAGGCGTTTACTCAGATAGCTTGCATGCTGATTGTCGCCTTTGGATTCTGCATCTTTGCGATGCACTTCGACTTCACGGGCGATAGACGCGAATACTTTCGTTACCTCGTTAGCAGATATGCCGGTTGCAAGGGTATTTGCCACACGCGTGAGTTTGTCGTCCAGCTCCTGACGCAGGCGCGCTGCATCTTCTGCGTTATCGCTGGCATTTTTAAGGGCAAATTCTTCTTTGTTTTTCTGCCGATATTCAGGGTTGTCATAGAGACCCATAAAGATATCAGCGCTGAAACCGAGGGAAGAGAGCGCCTTTTTCGTCGCGTCAGTAAGTGATTTCTTTGTTGCCTCACCGTCGCAGATCGGGCCGTATTTACTTCCGTAGAGATAAGGGGTGCATCCGAATGAAATCTCTTCACCGCGCACGCCGCCACGCACATACCAGAGACGGATCTTAATCACGTGATGTTTCTCTGTGAGGTAGCCGCCGATACCGTCCGGAATCAGCTCCCACGTATTATTACCATCCTGGCCTTTTACAGTGCGTGTAATTGGTGCCCCGGTATCGAAACGTTCTTCGAGAATATCAACGCCCCAGCCAATACCTTTAGGGCCAAATTCACGAGTGGCCAGCATCGTCATGTAGGTGCCGTTGATCGATGTGCCACCACCGTTCTGAGTAAACTGTTTTGTGAAACGTTCATCAGTTTTGAAAACGCGCTTCCACAGATCGAGATTTTCCATCTCGGTACCGGTGCGTTCGGTGATACTCTTTTCAACGTCATTAACGTTAGGGCGAGGTTCTTCTTGCACCAACGGCTCTGCTGGTAGCTCTGCACTATTGACTTGCTCGCTGCTGCTCTGCTCCTGCTTGGATTCACTGGCGTAAACGCTGTAGCCCATTTTATTTAGCGTCTCACGTGCGGCCTCAGCCTGGGAATCAGTAACCACTTCAGTTTTTTCCACCTCATTTGAGGCGTTCTGCGGTGTGGTCTGAGTTTCTGTTTTTACCCACTTGGGATCAGTTGGGTCACTTATACCGTCAACATACTCACCACGCCCGGCTGCCAGTGATTTACTGGTTGCCTCTGAATCGGTGGGATCCTGTTCAAACACACCGTTTTCGGCAAGCCAGCTGTCGATGTAACGGCGCAATGAGTCAGGGAAGTGATGGGTATCTTTAGCCGGCACATTCTGAATCACGCTAAATATAGTGTTGCGGGAATATTTGAGGATCTGCTCAGTAGTGCGCAGCGCCATGGACCAGCGTTTAAAGTCTTCCCGATCTTCTTCAATGAGGCTCTCCGCCTGACGTAAAGCGCTGACAGATACAGTGGTTGCTGGTTCTATTGGCAACAGCGCGAGAGCGATCTCCTGATCCAGCGTGGCATATGTGTGTTTGTAACCGCGCTGTGGTGCAACCTGATTTTGGGCATTATCTTCTGTGCTGGTGCTGGTGCTGGTGCTGGTGCTGGTGCTGGTGCTGGTGCTGGTGCTGGTGCTGGTGCTGGTGCTGGTGCTGGTGCTGTTCTGAGGCAGCATTTCTTCACGTTTGCCCGGGTTGTCAGTCCATTTTTTGATAAACGAGTAAAGCGCGGCGCCGACGGGTCACTGGTTTTCAAACTTTACATAAATTGCCTGCAGGAGAATATTAAGCCCCTCCTGGTGCATGTGGTGAACAGGTGGGTGCGCTTCCATCGCATTAATGATGTAACGATTTAAACGATCGTCTTCCTCTTCCTCGTACTGGCTGGTGTTTTCCTGGTTATCCAGATAATCACAAACCTGAGAATAAAGCTCCCCGTCCAGCTGCGCGAGGCCAAACAGCACCACCGTTGCGAAGCGTTCGCGCGGTGAAATAGTCATGAAGTCTAATTTTTCATCATTGTCAGGAAGATGGCTCATCCCGCCAGTAGGTTCGGCGTTTGCCATCCACTTTTCACCATCGAACGTATGGGATTTAGCAAAGTGCTCGTCAAACTTGCCGATCTCCGGGTGAGGCTGATCAGCTGTGTTTTCCCAGATTTCAGGTTTAAAGAAATTATCGCCGTTCGCCGGATAGTGTTCCCAGAGCTTACCCGTCACGATGCTTTCTGCGATTTTTTTGTTAGGTGCCTCCACGCTGATCGCCAGCGCAACAGCACCATCCTTAATGGCCGATTTTTTCGGCTTGAACAGGCAGTTGTAAATTGAGATTGTCACTTGGTCTTTCCTCTTTGGTTACTGGCGCGGGTCAGGCGCCGATATCAGAATGGAATATCACTTTCCTGGATTGTGGAATGGTCGATGCACAGCAGCTGCTGGATCTTGTCTTCAATGAAAGCGACGCGCTGGTGAGCGTGATCGACAACCGACGCCTTTTCTTTCTGGAGGCGTTCGACTTGTTTACCGATAATGTCGATCGGTTCAGGTGGGGTTATCTCAAGGCGAATAGTGCGCGTTTCCAGCAGTACATATAGATCTGGATAGTTCTGTGACATGTCACAGGTATTGACCAGATAGATTGCCGGGACGTGGGGATTAGTAGATACGTGGATGTACAGTGTTACCTGCAGGGGTAGCGCTTCCATAGCGGCTCCTTACTGATGTATAATTCGAGCCGATCAGCGGCTCATGTCGTTGGTCTTTCCTCGGTACAGGGTTGGTCCCCTGTACCACCTCCGGGCGGTTTGGTCACTGTCCCGGGTAAAGAAGCCCACCTTGGTGGGTTTTTTTACATCTGGTGCCCGTCTTTCCGGACTGTCAGGGCTGGTCATGCCCGTTGGTCTTTCCTCGTATTCATTGCCGTGAAAAAAAAGTGCCCCTCATGGAGACGAGGCAAAGACTACACACAGCAATTTTGGATTCGTTGCGGTCTTTCCCGCATGTCATCGTACTGGCGGCGACCCGCGAATTTGGTGCCTGTCTTTCCAGACTGTCAGAACGTTTTTCTGAACAACTGCCGCGTGGTTAGTGCGTCGTTGATGTCATGGATATTAATAACGTTAATATAAATGGTCAATATTAATATATTATTTTTGGCAATATTTTTTGTATGGCATTGATAAATATGGACAAAAAAAATCCCGGCGCGGTGGCCGGGTTTTGATGCAGATTGCTGGAGGGGCTATTGTTTTCTAGCGGCTAAAAGCTCTTCGAAAAGCTTATCGAAACCTTGTATTTTTTCTTTCAAATCAGATAAATGCCTTTCTTTTTCGCTTTGCGGAAGCCTGTCATATAGTGTTATCAATTCCACATGTTCTGGGCTGAGAAGCTTCCAACCAGGCCCGGTTCTGTCCTCGATATAATCCCCTGACTTACGCACATAGTTCATCATTTCGGCAAGATCAGGCCGAATAGCTTCTGGCTTTACTCCCAACAGCGACGCAAATTTAAGGGTGGCGTCCGTGTTTAATGGGGTTGTGCCGTTAAGGTAATGGCTTACCGAAGCCTGCGTGCTGAAACCAAGCGCCTCCGCCGCCTTCTCCTGAGTGAGGCGCAAAGTTACTTTTTTTGCATTCCATATCTCACGGAGGCGTTTAGCTGCATCAGTTTCAACTGCATCAAGGGTTTTCTTTCTCATGAGCGCATATTATTCGCAAAATTAATCAAGTTCTAAGGTCATTGATATTGACTAAAAATATTAACGTTATTAATATTCAGTTTAATCAACAACTGAGGATGTACGCATGAAGCTAAAAACTTACTTAAAGACATCCGGTGTAAGGCAACAGACGTTCGCCGTACTCGTGGGGAGAACCCAGGGGTATGTCAGTCGTGTCGCCTCCGGAGAGTGTCTACTCGGGGCTGCCACAGCACTTAAATGGGCTGCTGCAACTGAATTCCAGGTTACACCGCATGATCTGCGTCCTGATTTATATCCGAACCCAAAAGACGGGATTCCAGACAGGGCAACAGCTTAACAATCAGCAACCAATAAATCTGATTAAGCCTAATCAGGTTTTCAGCGACAGGAGACGCGAAGGAAGTGGAAAACCTCGAAGAACTGAAACGGGAGATCTTCAACTGGGCCGTAGAGCGCGGGCAGGAACATGTTGCCATCGAAATCACGCGCATGTGGTTCCGAATGGGTGGTAATACCAGCACGGTAAAACTTCACCAGATGGAAGATCCAATGGGTAACGCCGACTGGCGGGCCATAAACAATAATCGCCAGCAAATTTTCCGCTGGTTACGTGGCGACACCAAAGCGGCAAGAGCCAAAACAAGAGCACTGGCTAAGGCGATGGAAGCGGCGCTGCCTGCAGAACGATACGCGCAGCTGGGAATGACCACTCACCATCTGATATGCGTAGCGATACGTGAGTTTGCCGCGGCGATCATCGCGCTACTGCTGGATGCCAGGGATAGACCGCAGAGGATAGCCCAGGCATTACAAGCCATCCAGGAAACACAGCGCCTGACCAGCGTTTAACTGTACCGAGGAAAGACCAACATGCTGAATTCAATTGACCGCATTACCTGGCGGAACGGCTTCCGTTTGAATGGCGCACCGGCCGTCATGGAAGACATCGAAGATATTTTCGAAGGTCGCCGCGCAGCTGCGTTATCTATCTGGGCGCAGTATGAAAAACTGAAAGAAGAACTCCGCGAAATGGAATTGTCACCTGAGGAATATCAGGCGGCATGCCGTCAAATCTCAGAAACATTGGGGATCTGATTATGAGTATGACCCTGATGGCCCGTGCGATGGCAATTAAAACCGGAAACCCTATCCGCAAACTGGTGCTGATCAAACTGGCTGATAACGCCAATGACAGCGGCGAATGCTGGCCGTCGTACAAACACATTGCCGAACACTGCGAGTGCAGCAAGAGCGCTGTTCGTGATCACATCGATGCGCTGATCGCTATGGGTTTGCTGGTGAAAGAAAACCGCCCTGGCGTCAAAAATGGTAAGGGTAATGCGTCGAATCTGTATTACATGAAACTCGACAACCCTATGCCGCCAAAAAGCATAGCCCCTATGCCGTCAAAAAGCACAGCTGTGCCGCCAGAAAGCACACCCCCTATGCCGTGTGGCGGCACCAGAACCAGTCACTCTTTTGAACCAGTCAATGAACCTAAAGATCCCCCTAACCCCCAAATGGGGGAGGGCGAGGAAATTATTCTCGCTGACGCGAAAAAAGCGCTCAAGTTTTATAACGACTGCACCGGTACCCGTTGCCGTGACGTTAAACCGTTCGTGCTCATGCTGACGCCGACCCTGACGCGCGAGGGGTACACTCTGGCCGAACTGCAGTTGGTTATCCGCTGGGTTCTGGCTACATGGCATCGCCGCGGCTCTGGCGCGCCTAAGCCAGCAAATATCTGCCGGGTGAACCGGTTCGACGGTTATCTCGCTGACGCTGAGGCTTGGGCCACCACAGAGGCGAGTATTGATCCGCTTGCGGTTGTTGATGCCTACAACGAGATTTTCGCTGACGTACTTCCTGCTGCGACCCTTGACGCTGATCGCCGCCAGAAAATTACGCGCCTTGCGGCTCACATGATGAATAAAACTACAGGTGCGTTTTTGGGCTACCTGGAAAAATTCCGCAATACCGCACCAGATTTTTACTTTGGTGGTGAGCACCGTGATGGCTGGCGCGCCAGTTTTGACTACCTGATGAAACCGGAAACACTGCGTAAGACAAGGGAAGGTGCACTGTGAGCCCTCAGGATCTTGAAGCCTGTGTGCTGGCCGGCCTGCTGAATGGCGGTGCAACGCCAGACGCATTCGATGTGATCGCCAGCACGCCGGAGGAATCATTCAGTATCGGATTCCATCGCCGCGCTTTCAGCGAAATAAAAAAACAAGCCCTGGCGAACGGCATGATCGATATGCTTTTCATCAGCGAGGCGCTGGGTGGTTCAAGCCTGGCCGATTTGTCAGATATTTCCCGCATTCCCGCCACGGTACCAAACCTGAAAGGGTATGCAGGGAAGATGGTCAAAGCATGGCGCAGCCGGGCGCTGGCGAAACTGCTGCAGGAGGGGGCCGACGGCATCCTGCAGGCAGCGAACCAGGAACAACGCGATCAGGTGGTCGAGAACGCCGTCGCGCAGCTGCTGGACATGACTGCTGACACTGGCGACATTCAGCCGGTGCATATCAACGAGCTTTTGCCTGTTTACATGGATACCGTGCAGAAACGCATGGATGGCGATGAATCGACCCGCAATTTGCTGACGGGTATTTCGGATCTCGATAGCGCCACTGGAGGTATTAACCCGCAGGATCTTATCGTCGTTGCTGGCCGCCCGGGCATGGGTAAAACAGAGTTCGCGCTCACCGTGGTAGAAGGGGTAACAGCCAAAGGCGGTGGCGCGCTGATTTTTAGCATGGAAATGGCGGCCACGCAGATTGTTGAACGTTCCTTGGCTGGTGCCGGAAACCTGTCCGTATCACGACTGCGTAACCCTCAGGACATGTATGACGAGGACTGGGCGCGTCTGACATCAGCGATGGCCACACTTAACGATCGTGATATCTGGATTGTTGACGCTACCGATTTGACCGTCGAACAAATCCGCGCGATTGCGGAAACGCATAAACGCCGCCATCCGCATTTAGCGATGATTATGGTCGATTACCTCGGGCTGATAAAAAAACCAAAGGCTGAGCGTAACGATCTCGCCGTCGCGCATATTTCGCGGAACCTTAAAACGATGGCCATGCGCCTGCACACACCTACATTCGCGCTGAGCCAGCTCTCCCGTGCCGTTGATGCGCGTCCGGCAGCACAGCGCCGCCCGGTGATGTCAGACCTGCGTGATTCGGGCTCCATAGAGCAGGACGCCGATAGCATTCTGTTTCTGTATCGCGACGAGGTTTATGACCCTGAAAGCCCTGCTGCTGGCGTGGCTGAGGTCATTCTCGGTAAGTGCCGCTTTGCCGCCGCCGGTACCGTGATTTACCAGGAATTCAAGAACGGCCATTTCTTGCCAATCGATCAACATGTCGGGAAAGAGAAAACCCGCATTCAACTGGAGGCAGCTAAGCCCAAAAAACAACAGCGTCGGTATTCCGACAAATACAACACCGAACCGTTTTAACCGCGCCTGACCAGCGCTAATTAACCAACGAGGAAAGACCAATGACCGATTTACTGTATGCAAAAACCACCAATGCGGATGATGGTTGTGACTGGGGGCCAGTAATCATCTGGCGTATGAACGCTGGCGCGAGAGCCCGAAATCGTGCCTGTTACGTTCCCGCTCCCCGCCCGATCCAGGTAAACCCTGTTTATCGCGTAGCGAAAACAAAAAAAGCACCTGTGCAAGCCGTTAATACCTCAGGGCGCTGGCTCAAAACCCACACCGCGACGGTTATCACTGCTAAAGGCGAAAAAACGGTAAAAATCCGCGAAACTGCCACCGTCTGGAGTGCCGGGAGCAATGAAAACTACGATAAGCTCACGGGGCAGCGCGTCGGCTCTCCGGGCCGTTGTCGCCTCCTGCTGGAGTCGATCACTCCGATTGCACGCAAAGCAAAAGCGGCACCTAAAATAGCCTCCGGAGAGTTATCAGCGCAAAAGCTGGTGGCGCTGATGAAGGGCAAAACCCTGTCATATCAGGGCATCCTCGCCGCAATCAAAAAATATCACCCGGACATCAATATTACTCCCGGTCAACTGCAAAAGCGTATCTGGCGCATGGTTCAGTCCAAATACGTAGGCATTGAGCGTCACGATGATATGC